AGGGCAACCCCAAGGGCTTCAGCCTGCACACGGTGACGCTGCAGGACGCGCTCGACCAGGGCTTTCTGGACAAGCTCAAGGCCAAGCTGCCCGAAGACGACGAACGCCAGGCCATGGACGAGGCGGCATACTTCGACTTCATCCGCGCGGGGTGCCCGGACGAGGAGACCTTTCTCCAGGAATACATGTGCGTGCCTTCCGACGACAAGGCCGCGTTCCTCAGCTACGACTTGATCGCCTCGTGCGAATACAAGCTCGACCAGTCCTGGGAGTGGGAATGGCATCAGCTCGAAGACGCCAAGAACCCGCTCTACATCGGCGTCGACGTTGGCCGCGACCACGACCTGACCGTGATCTGGCTGACCGAGAAAGTCGGTGGCGTGCACTTTACGCGGCGCGTGATCTGCATGCAGAACCGGACCTTCGACGAACAGGAGAAAGAGCTGTACCCGTTGCTCGCGTTGCCACAGGTCCGCCGGTGTTGCATCGACAACACGGGACTCGGGCGACAATTCGCCGAGCGCGCGCAGCAACGGTTCGGCACCTACAAGGTCGAGGCCGTGAACTTCACCCAACCGGTCAAGGAAGAGCTGGCCTATCCCGTTCGCGCGGCGTTCGAAGACAAGAGCGTGCGCATTCCCAACGACGATTTCATCCGCGCGGATCTGCGCGCCGTCAAGAAAGAGACCACGGCCGCCGGCAACATCCGTTTCACCGCCGACCGCGGCAAGAACGGCCACGCCGACCGCTTCTGGGCCCTGGCCCTGGGGCTGCATGCGGGCATGGGGCCGTCGGAGCCTTTCCGGTACCAGGCAGTTGACCGGCCCCAACATCGCGAGCGCGCCGCTATGCCGCGCAGGGGAGTGCTGTTGTGAAAAACCCGTTCCGCAAAGCCAAGACCCAGGAGACTGTTACCTCCGAGCGCGTGCAGATGTACCTGCGCACGCGGTTCAACCCGATCCGCAGCCTCACCCCGGCGACGCTCTCGTATCAGCTCGACCGGTTCGACTCCGGCTACGTGCGCGACGCTGCTCTCACCTGGGACAAGATGGAAGAGCGCGACGACGTGCTCAAGAGTGTTGCCCCCAAGCGCAAGAAGGCCGTGAGCCGCCACGGTTGGGAAGTGGTGATGTTCGAGGAATCTCCGGAGGCCCAGGCGCAGAAGGATGCGCTCGAGCAGTTCTTTGGCTCCCTCACGGCCACCAGCGCGGTCGACGGTAATGTCAAGGGCGGCATGTCCATGCTGATGCGCCAGATGATGGACGCGGTCGGCAAGCGCTACGCCGTGCACGAAATCGTCTGGCAGCCGAGGCCCGAAGGGCTCACGGCAGAATTCCGATTTGTGCCGCTTTGGTTCTGCGAGAACACGACCGGGCGCTTGCGCTACCTCCAGAACGAGGGCGCAACCGCCGGCATCGACCTGGCCGAAGGCGAGTGGATGGTAACCAGCGGCGACGGCCTGATGCAGGCCTGCAGCGTTGCCTACATGTTCAAGCACATGCCACTCAAGGATTGGGTGCTCTACTCCGAGCGCCACGGCATGCCGGGCCTGCACGGTGTTACCGATGCCGCCGAAGGGTCGACCGAATGGAACTCGCTTGTCACCGCGCTGCAGAACTTCGGTGTCGATTGGGCGCTTGTCACCAACCGCGGCGCGGAGATCGACACGGTTGACGCTGCTGCAGCCGGCGAGCTGCCGTATCCCAAGCTGGTCGAACGCATGGACCGGGCGATTGCCGCGCTCTGGCGCGGGGCGGATCTCTCGACGATGTCGGCGGGGTCCGGCGAGGGCACCGGCGCCAGCCTACAGGGCGAGGAGGCCGACATCCTCGAAGACGACGACGCCGAGATGATCGAGGAAACACTCAACCGCCAGGTCGTACCGTTCGTGCTGCAGTACACGCGTGGCAATTCCCACGCCCTGGCGGAGCTCAAGGTTACCCGCGGCAACCAGCAGGACGTGAAGCTCGACCTGGAAGTCGACCGGTTCCTGCTCGACAGCGGTTGCCCGGTTTCGATCAACGATCTGCTCGAGCGTTACGGCCGGCCGCTGCCCGACGCCGCCGAGGACCTGGCACGCGCCGCCGCAAAGCCGGCCGCGCCCCTGGCTAACGTTAGCTTGGCAAACGCACGCGACAATTCCACGGCCGGGCAGCTCCTGGCTGCCGCGCGCATGCAGCTTGCAGAGGCGCAGCAACACGTTCTCAGGCCCGTTGCAGAACGCCTCAACGCGCTCTACAACCAGGCCGACGCACAAGACGCCGACCCCGAAGACCTGGCAAACGCCCTGCGGGCCTTCCGCGACGACGAGCTGCCCGAGCTGCTTGCCCAGGTGAACGCAGATCCCGAGACAGCCGACGTGCTCAACGACCTTATGGCCGCGGCGCTGCTCAACGGTTATGCCGAAGCCGCCCACGCCAGAAAGGGGGCCGACGATGCCGGCTGAGGCAAAGACCGAGATCCAAGCTGTCGGCGCCTGGCTGTTCTGGACGCGAGGCGAGGGCAAACTCTCGCGCCTGATCGCCCGCGTGATCGGCCGCTGGACGCACATGGGCATCGGCTTCGACCTGGCCGACGGTCGGCAGGTCTACTACGAGGCCTTGTTCAACGAGGGCTTCACCGGCCCCAAGCCCTGGGAGAAGATCCCGGCCTGGGCAAAGCAACACCCCCGACGCGGGTGGAGCCGGCGGGGCCTGGACCTCAGCCAGGAGACATCCGAGCTCAAGCGCCGGGTCTGTCAGGCGCATGTCGGCCACCTGGGCTATGGCAAGCTGCAGCTCCTGGCCATGTGGTGGTTCGAGCGGGTCGGTAAGCGGTACGGCTGGCACGTACCGCGCAGCCCTAACCGCGTGGTGTGCTCCGAAGTCGTCAGCCGGATACTGTGCCCGGACATCACCCTCACCACGCGCGAGCGATCGCGCCACGACGAGGTAACGCCCACTTCCGCCTGGGAAACGATCTGCCTTCTCCAGGACGGCCGCCTCGACCCGCGCTTTCCGGGACCGCAAGACGCTCTGAGAGGCCCGAGAATCGATCGAGGCTCCCGAGGCGGCTCAACACCCGCGGGGAAGGGGGATCGCCGTTTTGCAACATAGTTCCGGCGTTTTGCACAAACCTTCTGAGAGAGGAGCACACGCGATGAAGCGACAAGAACTGGTTCTGCTGGCCAACGAGGCCGAAATGCCGCCCCTGGAGGGCTGCGAGGAGCTCGTGCCCTGCGCAAACGACTTCACTCTGGGCGATGGCGATTGGATCGAGGTCCCCTATGGCGACGTACCGTATCAGCTCGGAACGGTCAAGGGCATCCAGCGGCTCAACAGACAGATCGCCGACCGCATGGTGGCGCTGTTCAACTCCTGGCGCGGCAAGATCACCCGCCGTTTCGGCGGCATGCCGTTCTACATCTCGCACCCGGACCACAAGGCGTTCGCCAACGAGGCCACCGACTCCCGCGCGTATGGGTGGATCAAGGACCTGGCCGCGCACGATCACGCCCTGGCGCTCAAGGTCGACTGGTCCGAGGCCGGCCGCGAGCTGCTGGCGAACAAGTTCTACAAATGGTTCAGCCCGTTCTTCCTGGGCCGCGAAGCCGGCCGCGAGAGCGGGCAGAAGATCTACGAGCCCGTGTGGCTGCAAAGCTGCGGGCTCACAAACAGTCCGAGGTGGCCGGTGGCCGCCTTGGTTAATCAGAAGAAGGAGGAGGAAGGAATGGACCTTCTGCAACGGTTGATTGCCCTTCTCGGCCTGGGCAAAGACGGGGCCGAGGACGCCAACGAGGACGGCGTTGTCTCTGCGGTAACAAAGTTGATCGAAGCCGCGAAGAAGCTCAAAGAGTCGATCGACGCCAAATGGGACGCCGAGGACGCAGCCTACCAGGCCGTGCCCAACGAGGCGCCGCTCGATGAGCGTCTTGGTGTGGTGCTCCGGGTTCTCGACGGGCAGGTCGAAGCCCTGACCAACGAGAAGACCGGGATCGAGACGCAGCTCTCCGAAGCGCAGACCGCCCAGTCCGAGTCCGCCGAATCGCTCAAGGCCGAGCGCAAGGCGCGCATCGAGTTGTTGGTGAACCAGGCCGTGGCCGACGGGCGCATCACGCAGGCCCAGAAACCGCAGTGGCTTGGCGATCTGGAAGCCGCCGAAGACTTCGACGCCAAGGCAGAGGAGCTGGCCAACGCCAGGCCGGCGATCAAGACCACGCCGGTCACCAAGGAACTCGGCGAGCGCGAGGGCGAAACCCAGAGCAACCAGGAGAAGATCCTGGCCCTGGTGAACGAGCGCATGAATCCCGAGCGGCACGGCGCCGACTATCACGACTGCTACATGGCCGTGCAGCGCGAACACCCGGATCTGTTCGGGGAGGAGGAAGAAGGCAGCTAGCCGCGGCCCGTGCGCGGATATCGGCGCTCCGAGGTCCGGGGCGCGTCAAAGCAAGAGAGCCTCAACACAAACCACAGGAGGAAGACAGTGAAGAATAAGGTTCTCAACATCCTGGCGTGGGTCTTCGGACTGCGCTTCAGCGGCCTGGTGTCGCTGGCAAACATCGCAGAGGGCACGCACGAGGACAGCATCACGAAGCTGGCCGACGCCGCTCTCACCGACCGGCACCTGCTGGTTAAGTTCGGCAGCGATGCCGACCACATCGCCGTCAACGGCGCAAGCGACGACCCCCTGGGCGTCTGTAACGACGAGCCGTCCGCGGCCGAGCGCGAGGCCAACGTCATAATCCTGGGCGTCTCGCACAACACGGTGCTCATGGTGGCCTCCGAGGCCATCACCGCCGGGGAGCGCGTCTACACCGCCGCCAGCGGCAAGGTGCAGGACGAGCCGTCCGCGGCAGGCACCTACTACTGCGTGGGCCGTGCGCTCAACGCGGCAAGCACCGATGGCGACGAGATCGAAGTGGAGCCCTGCTTCCCGATTGCCCTGGTCGTTGCGTAAGCCGACAGACATAGACCCTGAAACAGTAACCCTCAACAGGAGGAAAGACAGTGAAGAAGTTGACCCTCGCAGACATGGGGCTGGTCCTGCCGCAGGACACCCTGAACAACCACCCCGGCGTCGTGTGCCTGGCAAACGAGGAGCGGTTCACCGCCGCTCATTTCTCGGAGCCTCTCACCACGTATGCCACGGGCTGGACCGACCCGGAGAATATCTGGGCCACGATCGACGCGATGTTCCCGGGCATCCAGGTCTCGCGCCGCTTCGAGTACAAGAAGAAGCTCAACGCCAAGGCGTTTCTCTCCGAGACGGATGACATCCGCGCGATCGGCTCGCCGTTCAAGCGGGTGGAATATCCCGGCGAAAGCGCCACCGAGCGCACGATCAACAAGGGCCTGACCGTCCGGCTCGACCGCGACGACATGACCCCCGGCGAGGAAGAAGCCACCGTGGGCCGCCTGCTGGCGCGCCTGGGGCGCAACGATCTGCGCCGTGGTGTGGCCCTGGTCGTGGCCGCCGCCACGAACAGCAATAAGACCTGGGACACAACCGCGGGCAAGGACCCCGACCAGGACGTAATTGCCGACCTGATCACCGGCGGCGATGCGCGCGGGATCTCGTCGAACCTGGTGGTTTACGGCGAGAGCGCCTGGCAGAAGCGTGCACTCTCGCACCGGGCGCAGGATACGGCCGGCGGCTTTGCCTCGGCCAGCCTCACGCCCGCGCAGCTCGCCGAGCTGCTCGGTGTGGACGGTGTACTGATCAGCCGCGAGCGCTATCAGTCCAGTGCCAGCGCCAAGTCGAAGATCGTTGGCGCATACGTGCTGATGTACTTCGCGCAGCAGAACCAGTCGAAGGATGACGCGTCCAACGTCAAGCGGTTCTGGACCCCGACCGAGTCGGGCCGCTATCGCGTCTACCGCGAGGAGCACGCGAAGTTCATCGACATTTCCGTCGAGCACTACTCGAACATCGTGATCCCGAGCTCGCTCGGCGTGCGCATGTTCACCGTCAGCTAAGGACATAGACTCCTGGGGGCGGTTCGCCGCCCCCAGGCTTGAATCGAAACAGACCCGAAACAGAAACCCTCAACAAGGAGGAAAGACAATGACCAAGTACTTCACCCTCTTCCTGGTGGTGCTGATTGTGGCCATACTGATGGCCGCCATCGTGCCCGCTCGGGCGGACCTGAATGTCCCTGCCAATGCCGCAACGCGCCTGGCGGCACTGGAGTCGTTCACCAACAACGTCGGGGAGGCCAACCTCGTCGATGGCGCGGTTACCACCAACAAGCTCGGCGCGGACGCCGTGACAGGCGCCAAGCTCGCCGACGACGCTTGCGACAGCGAGCATTATACCGACGGCTCGATCGACACAGCGCACATTGCCGACGCGCAGGTCACACCCGCAAAGGCCAACACGGCGCTCAAGACGAAGGTCTGCGTAAAAGACATCGAAGGTTTCAACGCCGATCAGCAGGAGTACATCTTCGTGGCGCCGTATGACTGCACGATCGTCTCGATCGGCCTGGTCAGCGACACGGCCACGACGGCCTCGAGCGCCACGACCAACTGGGCCTTTCAGGTTGCCAACCTGACGATCACCAGCAACCTGTGCAGCTCGGCCAAGTCGACCAGCGACACGGAGGTTACAGGCGACACGCTGTATGATCTAGGGGCGGATCAGTTCTTGACCCTGAGCGCCGGCGACGTGCTGGAGCTGCAGGCGACAAAGACCGATACACCCACCAGTTGGGCAACCGCCGAGATCATCAGTGTTGTCGAATTCTATTGAGCCAACCCACGGCGGCCCGGCCCCGGCCGGGCCGCCCTTTAACGATTTCAACGGATTGAACGATATCCCATGTCCTGGAGTGCCATAACCGAAGCCGAGCTTGTCACCCACATCAGCGGCGACGAACTCGAAGCCCTGCGTGCTGCGGCCCTGGCCGCCGGCCAAGTGGACCCCGTCTCCGTTTCGATTACCCAGGTAACCGACGAGGTCCGCGGCTACGTTGCCGGCTGCGCCCGCAACGAGCTGGATACCGACACCACGAAGATTCCCGACCGCCTCATGCGCGCCGCCTGCGACATGACCATTGCCGAGATCATTGGCCGTGTCCCCGGTTACGAGCTGGAAGAGAAGCGGCAGAAGAAATACGACCAGGCTATTGCCCTTATGCGCCTGGTTGCCTCGTGCAAGTTTGCGATCGACAACCCCGACACCGGCGCGGACCCCGGCCTGGGCATCGAGCAGGCCAACTCCGAGACCCGCCGCGCAACCCGAGATTCTATGGAAGGACTCTAACCCAGACCCGAAAGGACACCCGCCATGCAAGACCAGATCAAGAGCGTTGAAAAGGCCCTGAAAGACGTCGGATACAAGACCGTAAAGGTCATTCCGCGCGAGCGCGGCAAGCACACGATCGTAGAGCTCCACCTGGCCCCGAGCGCGTTGCTCGACAAGGGCAAGAACTTCGCGGCGATCGGCGTGCTCCAGAACGCCGCTTTGTATTTCGACTCCGTCACCGACTTCGGCGATGTACTGGTGATTCGGGATGTGTGCACCGATCAGATGCAGCAGGATCGCGAGCGTGCCGCCCTGGCCGCCAAGGCCGAGGCACAGAAGGCGAAGGATGCCGCGGCCAGGAAGGAAACGCCGAAGCCACCGAAGGCGGCCAAGAAACCAGAAACCAGCAACTAGCAACCGGCAACTGTAACCATGGCAGACACCGACATACTCGAAGTTGCTCAGGCGGCCCTCTACACGAGGATCTCCGGCGACGACTGGTTCGAGAACTTCGCGATCGTCCAGGAGGACAAGGGCGATATCGAAAAGCAGATCTCGATTGCCGTCGGGCGGGTGGGGATCTGTATCCTGGTGATGATGGGCCGCGCCTGGTGCCGCAAGCCCAACATGCGCGGGCCGTATTTCGACGAGGTCGAGTATGTCGTAGAGGTTGCCGAGAACGCGCTGATCAACCGCGGCGATTCCGGTACCGGCAAGACCGCCCGGCAGGCCGCGCACAAGATCTGCCAACTCGTGCACCATTACAAGCCCGACGGGCTCACGACCATCTTTGTCTGCGCCCCGGAGGCAATCCGCCTGGCGGAAAATCCCAACGGCGCCACCGTAACGTATCACTGCACTTTCAACATCCAGGGGGGAATAACCCCGAGCTCATAAGGAGGACACCATGACAGTAGCACGCTCAGACATCATCGCCGGCCCGGCGATCATCACGTTTAACTCTCAGGTCATCTACACCGAGGGCGACATCATCAAACGCCCGCTCCTGAAGCTGACGCCGATCCAGGCGTCGATGTTCGGGCCGGTGGCGCAGATCCGCGATACGTTCCTGTGGGAGCTCACGTATACGCCCTCGGGGCAGTGGAGCGCCGGGCATATCGGCGTGTTGTGGCCCTACACCAACCCCACGCGCGGCTCGAGCGTTTTCGGCGCAACCGACACCGACATCGTGATCCAGACGCT